GGTAAGTTCCGTCTTCTTAACACTCGCACTAACATGGGCAACAACTCTGCTGCTTCTGACGTTACTGCTGAGTCTGTAAAGACTACTTTCCTTGTAAAGCCAGGCGCAGTTGAAATGGCGACTCTTTCAGTTCCAACACCAACTGAAATCTATCGCGACGCCAACAAGTACGCAGGTTCAGGTTCTACTGACATCTGGTACCGCTGGGGTTACGTTGCTCACCCAATGGGTTACTCATGGGCCGGAGCTTCTAACGCTTTCGCAACTAACGCAACTATGGCTTCTGCTGCTTCTTACGAACGTAAGTTTGACATGCTAAACCTAGGCATCCTGCCAATCTTCCACGCCTAATAGAAGGGAGATGGTAGATGGCACTTTCTCTAACATATAACTCTTACGCATCCGTTGCCGAAGCCGATTACTACTTCGAAGACAGAATGACCGTAACAGCCTGGACTAATGCCTCAACAGCCGATAAGGCCAAAGCTTTGGTTTCAGCTACTCGCGTCATTGACAAAGAGCAATTTGTTGGGAGTGCTACATCTTCTACACAAGCGTTATCTTTCCCACGTAAAGGTTCTTTTATGGACACAAGCACTGGGTACTCAATTGAGATGGATTCTGACTATGACTTTTCAGGGAGCCAGCCGGCTGATGCTGCTGGTTTCCCTGCTTGGTTTTACGGCTTAAACCGTGAAGTCAGATATCTAAAAATCGCTGTTTACGAACAGGCACTTTGGTATATCCAAAACTCGTCTGTTATCAACTCGTATTCCTCTGTTGCAAGTGGCTCTTCAGGCTCTGACACTATTAAGATCGGTACGATCGAAGTGTCTGGCTCTACAGCTTCTTCGTCTTCGGAATCACGTCGTACTAACCCAACTTACTATGCTAACCTGCGACCAATCTTAATGGCTGGTGGCGTAACTGGTAAAGCATGGTTTAGGAGTAACTAATGGCTTTCGAAGACACTGTTCGAGCTGCGGTAACAACCGCTTTTAACTCGGTAGGTGGTCTGAAGCAAACAGCCACAATGGTTAACAAAACCGCTTCTTATTCTTTCGGTAATAGCTCGGTTTCAACTACAGACACAAATAAGACTGTAGATGTTATCTTGCTTGACGAAAAGAAAGAGGCTGATGGTAATCGCGCTTTGTATACTGCTTACTTTAAAACTGAGCAAGTAGACGACATTGCCGTATACGATTCTATAGTTATTGATAGCGTAAGCTACTCAATGCATTCTTACAACGACAACGGCTTCTTGATTGATGCTGTACTTGTCGCTGCACCAGGAGGTATTGATTACAATGACTAGGTTTAACGACGTACTTACCGACTTTGAGGAGCTTTTTGGCGAAACTGCTTGGACCGATACCGGTATCAAGACATTTCCTGCAAACTTTGCCGGAGGTATTACCGATCACGATGAGTTTGTGATTGTTGAAACTATACCAGGCACGCAGACGAGTCGCCGAAATCGCTCATACGCACACGTAAACACTGTTAGCGGACAGTATATTGTTCAGATCTATGTACGTACAGGTACTGCACAGATCAGAGCTCTTCAGATCGCTGACATTTTAGATTCCATGCTTAATAGCAAACGCTTAACTAGTGGAACACAAACAGGCATTCCTGTTGTCGATATCATCGGCACGGATTCGGATGACAAATCAATTTATAGGGTTGACCTCGTAGTCAACTTTACTAAACTCTAATACACATGTAAACTTACAAGGATGAATAAAGATGGCACATATTTCTGTACTTCACGCTTCTACTTTCACTAGCCTTGATTATGTTGTTTCTTCTGCTGACATGACTTCAGTAACCGATGCCCTTGGCATTTTCGGTGAACTAGTTTCTGACATCGCAGCAAGTGGTGACGATCTCTCTAGTGCAACTTCTACTGCTGTTCTGCCAATCGGCACACGTATCACTGATGGTACTGTAACAGCAACACTAACAGCTGCTCTGACTTTGTCAAGTGGTGGCGATACTGCAGTCTACACTGGAACTATGCCTTCAACTGGCATCAAAGCTCTTGTTGTTGACGGTTCAACTGTAACTGCAATCGGCAACGTTCGCGAATTCCCTTCACTTGGAACTCCTGCGAACATCGTTAACGTACCAGTATACGGCCAGAGCATCTCTGCTCAGGTTTCTGGTCAGTCTGACGCTCCTTCACTGGAATTCACACTGAACTACGTTCCTGCTGACCACTATGCACTCGATTCACTTCGTGTTGCTGGTTCACAGCTTGCATTCCGCGTTCGCTTGGCTTCTGCTGAGAACGGACTTCAGGGTGGCGAAGCTGATGAGTATGATGATTTCTACTTCAAAGGAACAATTGCTTCTTTGGAAATCACTCCTGCGCTTAACGACGCAACTCAGGCAACTCTTGCTTTAACTATTAACACAGACTTCTTCGGTCCTGCTGCAGCTACTGCCGCTGGTTACGCGTTGCCTGCTTAATAGACGCATACTTATGGGTGAGGGCTTCGGCTCTTGCCCATTTTTTAATAACGGAGAAAACTATGGCAAATCCATACAGAGACAAACGCGGTCGTTTTGCTTCTGCAGGCATCGGTTTAGGTGCCGCCGGAATGGTTCTTGGTGCAGCCTCAATAGCTACTGGTAACGTAGGCTTTGGGTTCGCTTCTACAGTCGCTGGTTTAACTGCTATTAAAGCTGGTCGTCACGCAAAAGCCCTTAATACGGTTGGCAGAAAAGGCTCACTTAAGTCTTATGCCAGAGCTATAGGCGGAAGGCGTGATCCTGTTGTTGCGCAAGCTAACAAAGCGATGCGCGCCGCTAAGAAAACTGCAAAACGCTAAATAAATAACGGAAAAAACGATGGCAAATAATAACCCACCGTTCTCGAAGTCATTTGTATTAAAGACAACTTCTCGTCATATGCGTAGAAGTGTTGATATAAGCATCAGGAAGTCATACGACAGAATGTCTGACTTTCCTGGTGACTCAACAAAGAAACAAGAAATATTTGAAACACTTGATGTGTTACATAAGATGAGAAAGTTGCTAGATGACTTTCAAGAACACAATAAACATTTATTTAAAGATAATTAGAGTCCATAGGAGACTATTATGAGAAAATTCGCTGGTAA